TCGGGCAATTTGCTACATCGACAAGCCAAGCGAAACTGTGCAAATGGCTGCTGTTCAACGAGATAGTTGGGCAATTGAATACATCGACAAGCCAAGCGAAGCTGTGCAACTGGCTGCTGTTCAACAAGATGGTTGTGCAATTAAATACATCGACAAACCAAGCGAAGCTGTGCAAATGGCTGCTGTTCGACAAGATGGTTGGGCAATTTGCTACATCGACAAGCCAAGCGAAGCTGTGCAACTGGCTGCTGTTCAACAATATGGTTGTGCAATTAAATACATCAGCAAGCCAAGCGAAGCTGTGCAAATGGCTGCTATTCAACAAGATGGTTATGCAATTGAATGCATAAAAAAGCCAACAATTAATGTCAAATTAGTGGCTAAATTGCTGTCTTAAAATATTCAAAACAAAGCACTTATTTTTCTATTGACTTTTAAGTTTAGGTTTGATATACTATATTTGTAAGTAGAAAGGAACTTATGAACACATTTTCTGAACCAGTTATTGCTGAAGGACCTCATTCAATTGAAGCTATTGTTGTCGATCAAGTAAAGCATCTTACTATTGCCCGTTCTGGCGATTGTGAGCACATTACTGTATGGATTGATAGCAAGTGTTTTCTAATCACTGCGTTTATCAATTCTGCCAATGAGCCGCAGATTAGGATTAAACAAGCTTAGGATTAAACAAGCTTTGGTTTAAGAAAGGAGAAAATAGTTCTTGACAAATTAGGTTAAACTTGATAACATAATAATAGATAATGTAAATATCAATCAGTAGTGAGTGTATTAGTTAAGCTAGTCTAATAGAAGCGTTGAAAGGACGCCAAAATATGACCTGACAATAGTGAAAACTTATGGGTTACAAATTATAAAAAACATCAATTAGTAGTGGAAAATCCCAGCGGAGCCAAATATTGGCGTAGATGCTGGGATTTTCATTTGATTTCTCTTACCCGCGAACTGCATAATTATTTATCAAAATTATGACAATTTGAAATTTATTTTTCCACCTGGTTTACTATTCGCGTAAAAATTCTTATGACATTGGAATTTTATTTCACCTTCAAAACTTGGTGGCCAGATAACACTAAAATCAGTATATGATGCGCCGTCTCCACTCACTGTCATTTTTGTTTTTATTTGAATCATATCACAACGAGATAAAATTTCTTTAAAAAATCCAGTTACAATAGATGTTTTTTCATTCAATTTCTCAGTCACAAGATATGCGATAGTTGCAAGCAAGTGTAATCCAAAACAATAATTAGGATTCTTTAGATTTGGCTTATATACTGGATTAGTTAATACCTTTTGCAGTTTTTTAGTGACATCTTTTTTGGTTGCATTCGGATCATCGATTAATTCTTTAATTTTTTTCTGATCTGCTTTATCGATAAAATCGAACAGCACTCCCAATTCTAATACTCCATCTACTGCTGATTTGACTTTCAATAAAGTCAACACATTGAATAAATATTTGTATTTTTTCTGACTGAGCAAATCAGAATATCTTTCTGGATTTTTTTCAATAGCAGTTGTTAAACTAACTACACTAGCTGCTGCCCCACCTTTACTATTCTTGGAACTTACTGCTAATTTGGTAGAATTATTAATATGTAAATAACTATCAACTAATTGTTCATTTCCTGCCATTGGAAATGAACAATTTTTTATTTTGGCCCAACTTGATCCCATTGGTTTAAGTAATTGATCTTCAACTTGTTTATATGCTCCAGAAATAAAATGACCTGTAAGTAGAGCAATTGGAGCAGCAGTCTCCCCAAGATCAACTTCATATGAATTGAAATGTTTTGCTGCGTTCGCCACTGGTTCAGAAAATCCAGCCCTAATATTATTTAATAATTTTGGAATTTGTGTAATTACTTCTTCTGGCAATTCAGTATGAGTAGCAATGTTTGTAGTAACTTGCTCAAGTAATCCATCAACATCAAAAAAATTATTTACTCCAACAACAGTAGATGGTTTCAAATTAAGATCAGCCTTTTGCTGTGCTACATTTTCAATTGCATAATCAGTGTCTCTTGCAAAATCTGAATTAGCCCAAAAAAATGGAACTGAGTTTAAACTTTTGGTGTTGAATAGTTTTACAAATGCTACAACTTGTTTTTGTTCATTAGTCCATAGCGTCACCAATGCCGCTCTTCCAGTATTATTAACAATGTGCCAATTATTATTGGAAATTTTTGCTTGAATCTTATATTGCTCAAGTGCTTCCATTACTTTTTGCTGGCCAGTTTTAAGTAATTTTTTTTGATCTGCAAGTGGCAATCTTTTTGCGGCAGGAGGAAGCATATTTACAGTATCATTTTCATAATACATACCATTTTCAGGAAACACAACATTTCCCATAGCAGTTATGGTTTTTCCTTCTGGACTTTTAAAAACAATCAATTTTCCAGCAGCGGCTTCTTGACAACGCACATACAATCCCCTACTCCCCGCCTCTTTAATTATTTCGTTATATCTCATATCTTTATTTATTCAAATTAGCTCTTCCTTTAATATATCCAGCCACTTTATATTTTTCCCACTCTTCTTTTTTAATAGTTTTGCTTATATTTTTCTCAACATTAGAAATCCACATATAATCACGAGTATTACTTAGCAAATGACCTTTTATATACCCCATTTGATTGTATAGAATAAAGTCTACTGGAAAAATTCTTTTAACATCTTTAATAATTAAATTGGTTATCCATATTTTTCCAATTGTTTTAGACTTAATTATTCCTCTAATCCATCCCAAATTTTTATATTTTAACCAATCACATTTTTTAATTCTAATTTCTTGTTTCAACTTTAAATTTTTAATAAAAATAGTATCTTTCCATAAATTTGATTTTTCTTTTTTCAAATCATCAGACATTTTATACATCATTCCTTTTGAATATCCTGACTTTAAATACTTTTCTAAATCATTTTTAGAAATTAATATTTCTTCTGATCCATTATTAACCCATATTTTTCCAATATTTTCTTTTGCATTTTTACGTAATGTTTGAAATACTTTTTCTGGAGATCCTTTAATATATCCTTTCAATTCATATGAAGAAAGTTCTTTAATATTAATCATTTTTCTATTTCCAGTTAAGGAGTTATAAATATGAATTTGGTCTTTCTTATTAGAAATCATTCCTTTCTTAAATCCCAAATTTTCAAATTTAGAAAAATCAATTGGTAATATTTGTTTTTGACAATCTCCATTATTAATCCAGATTGTTCCTACGCTACTTCTAAAAGACTTAGAACCTACATGCAAATTATACCAAGAATCATTATTGATTGCTTTAACTCTATAAAGAAATTTACTTTCATGCTCAACACATTTTTTCTTAGAATCAAAAATTCTACAAATCTTGATATCAAATATATCTTTTCCTTCATTATCAATAATGTTTTTAATTATTTTGCTTGACGTAAAATAAATAGTCCATAAATCCTCAGGTTTGCATCCTTTTGCAAATCTGCATCCATAATATTTCTTTTTAGTTATTTTGTGAGTAATACAATATGTAAAAGGAGTTCTATCAATTGCAGTAAAAGTTGATGGATAAATATTCATGGCTGATTGCCTCCTGTGGCATTAGAGTGGTTAGAGATGGGAGTCTCGTGAACCACATTATTATTTATCTTGATAAATATCTGTATCATGAGAATATTTGAATTATTAATGGAAGGCGGAAATGTTTTTGCAGGAAAGACTGCTTCTATTAAACGCGAAAATATTGAACCAACCATATCTGCCTATTTCAAAGAATTGAAAAAATTGTTTCCAAAGAAAGCTAATATTTTCAACTCGCAACATTTTGTACCACTTGGATCAGTTGGGAAGAAAGCAGTATCTGGCGATATAGACTTAGGAATAAGTGCATCAGATATTTTAGATAAAACAATGAGTGATGCATCCATCTCTTTATGGGGTATTGATCCACTTGCTGTTCATAATGAAGCTCTATCTTTGGAAAAGAGAGCTAGAACAAGTGGACCTGAACGATTGAGAATGAAGGCTTTTTTAAAAATTCTTACTGCATACATTAATTCTAAAAATTCTGATTTATCATGTAATGAGAAGAAAGTTACTGATGGGAATATTTTTGGTTTGTTTCCACAGTTTGATGAATCAAGAAATAATTTAGGAATTGGAGTTCAAATCGATTGGATGATTGGAGATTTAAACTGGCTTAAATTTTCTTATTTTTCATCTGCATATCCAGAAGGGTCAAATGTAAAAGGGCTACATGGCAGCGAACTATTGGCATCTGCTTTTCAAGTTGCAAATTTAATGTTTAGTCATATAAATGGTATCAAAGATAAAACAACAAATAAGTATATTTCTCATGATCCGCAAGAAGCATTAAATATTTTAGGAGATCGTTTAGGAGTTATAATTCCCAGATCAGAAGTTGAAGATTATTACAGGCTTCATTCTTTATTGAAAAGCAAAATGCGTCCAGAAGATTATAATACATTATTAAATGTTTATTTCAAAATCCTAGATTCAACTCACGGAGATATTCCTGATAACTTACAAAAAGAATGGTTAAAAAGAAAAAATTCTTTGGGATTAACTGGAAAATTTCTCCCAGATAATTCTGCTCTGAAGAATAAATAATTTCTTGACAAATTATATTAAATTTGTTATCATTTTTATATGAATATAAAATTATTCCAAATTTGTTATGCTCCTGAACACTTCACTAATATAAAAGTTCCTTTTGAAGTTTGGGATAATTCTGAAAATCTTACTCCCAAACTTTGTGAGTTTCCAATATTCAATAAAGTTTATGATTATGCGACTGAAAATAATATAGACTATTGGGGAGTATTGAGTCCAAAGTTTGAATACAAAGCTGGAATATCAGGCCAACAATTTTACGATTGGATTGAAAGGGAAATTACTAATTCACCAGCCAAACCAGATGTTCTTTTTATAAATCCAACTCCAATCAATGAAAGTTTATCCTCAAGCGTAATTAGCCAAGGAGAAAACTGCCATCCTGGTTTGATGAATTTAATGCAACGAGTTTTACAACGTATGAATATTAATTTGATATTAGCCACTTTATGGAATTATGATACTTTTGCATTATGCAATTATTTCGTTGGTAATAAGGTTTTTTGGACTAAATATTTAAATTTTGCAAACCAATTTATTGCTGAAGCTTCATCTGATCCAAATGATTATAAAATGATGTTTGAAACTGGGGCCAATTACGGGCTTAACAGCGCATTGCCTTACTATACGTTTGTGTTAGAAAGATTATTCAGTCTGTTTCTTATAATATATCCCGAAATTAATCATTATGAAGCCAAATATTCCAGAGAGCAACTCTTCAAAAAAACAAAATTACCTTTGGAAATTGTTGATGAAATTCGAGCACTTTCATATATAAAGCATCTTGGAATTAATGATCCAGAACTACTCAGGCACTGGATATTTTTAAGAAATAAATTTGCTCAACAAAATCCAAACATATTCAATGTGGAGTAATATGAAACCATTATTTATTATTAGCAGTGCTATTAGAACAAAACACGGAAAATTTTCTGCTACAGAACGATTACAGCAAACTATTGAGACTTTAAAAAGTATTAGAGATAGAATTCCAGATGCAAAAATTTTAGTTAATGAAAGTTCAGGAGAGCAATCAATAACTCAAGAAGAAAATAATAAATTATCACGTTATGCAGACTGGATTGAAAACTATTCTAGTGATCCGCAGGTTCAAGAAATATATAAAAGCACAAACAATTGGGATATTGTAAAAAATTATACTGAAATGTTGGTTACAGCGAAATCTTTATACATTTTAGAAACATATTCTCCAGAAAGTTCTCGAATTTTTAAACTAAGTGGAAGATATCAGTTAACGAATGATTTTGATTTAAATAAATATGATGATCCGAATTTAACTAGTAAATATATATTTTCTGCCAGAAGAAATAGCCAATTTCCCACTAATGTAACAAATGGATTAACTCATCAACTAATGAGTAGATTGTGGTCATGGCCAACCAATAAATCTGATTTGGTATTGGCAAGATATAAAATAATGTTGGAAGATTTTACCAACTCACTAAATCAAAATAACTATCGTGATATTGAACATTTATTATTCAAATATTTTGAAGGCCCAAATCTATTTGAATTTCCCATTATTGGTGTCACTGGCCAACTCGGTCCTACTGCTCGACAAGTATCAGATTAAGGAGAATTATGAGAAATAATTACTGGCGTTGTTCTAAATTCGCAGATTTTATTCGTGGATCAAAAACACTTCATGCATTATCTGGCAAAGAATGGAAGGAATGGCATCAAAAAGAAAAAACAATACATCCATTTCGTTATTGGCTTGCAGAAGAGGCTTTGGGTTCTATCCAGAATTTTATTAATTGGCCATTGGATAAATATCATAACATTAAGTGGTATTTAAATAATCGTTTCATATCACAATCTCATCAATTAACTGCTAGTGCCAAACATATTAAGCGCGGGCAATGGTGCGATATTACTGAAAGAATACTTCCTTGCTTATTTGATACACTAGTTGATTATGTAGAAATTGAACTGGCTCATATTCAATGTTGGAATAATCGAAAATATAAATGGAAAAACGGCCGATGCCAAAAAGCTGGACGTGACAATTTGTATTGGCAAGAATCTTTGGTATATAATGAAGATAGTGGAGTTTATCCTGGAGATAAATTGTATGGGAAATTAACAAAACAAGCAATTAATGCCAAAGAAATACACGACTTGTATGTATGGTGGACTGAAATTTATTCTAACAGGCTTGAACCCATGGATGAATCTGGTTGGTCTGAATTTTGTTCCAGAAAAAGAACTTCTGGTGATGGATTTATGGATTTTCTGGATGCAGATGAAACTACTGAACATAGAAAAGAATCTAAAAGAATTTTATCGAAACTAAATAAACTTGAAAAGAAATATCATAATGAAGACACAAATATGATGATTAGATTAATCAAAGTGCGTGATTCTTTGTGGACCTAGAATACTAATAACACATAAAAAATAGGAGCCAATTAATTGGCTCCTATTTTTTATGTGTTATTAGTAATCTCCAAAAATTTTAAGAACTTCAGACACAACTGGGTGTCTTTCTATATCTTTATGGTCAAATTCAATACTAGCTATATATTTCGCTTCACCATATTTCTCTAACAGATTTTTAAATCTTAATAATCCATTTTCTCCAGTTCTCTTATCTGTCTGATCATTATCTCCTGTAACGACCAACTTTGACCCATCACAAAGGCGCGTAAATACAGCCTTTATCTGGTTTTGTGTTGCATTTTGGCTTTCATCAACAATTACAAAAGTATTTCTAATATTTCTCCCTCTCATAAAACCAATTGGAGTTATTTCAATAGTATTATTTTCCAACAAATTATCAATTTCCTTTTGGCTATAATACTCTGATAAAACATCAAATAATGGAATTAACCATGGAGCTAATTTTTCTTTTAAATCTCCAGGTAAAAAACCCACGCTTTCATCGTCCACTCCAACCAAAGGTCGGCATAAAATAATTTTTTCAACAGTTTTTTCTGATAATGCTTTAATAGCAGCGAGCATTGCAAGATATGTTTTGCCAGTTCCAGCACACCCAGAAGCCAAAACAATCATTTTTTCTACATCTAATAAATATTCCAAATACTCTTCTTGGTGTACATTTCTGGGTATAATACGAACTGCTTTTCGTATTCCTGTTTTTGTAGTATAATTTGCTTTTGCTGGTTGACTTTTCGTTGCGGTTAAATTTGATTCTTGTGGAGGGCGCTGTTTTTTAAGTCTCGACATGCAGTATCTCCTATAGTAGTTCATTAGTATTTATTGGATTAAAAAATTTATTCCATATGATAAATACTTAGATGAGAATAGGAAAGCTAAATACTAATAGGTGATTCCACATGTCAGATATAAATATCGCAGCTATATTGGATAATATTAAGCAAGTTTCATTGTCTCCTTCAAGTATGGATATACTAAGAGAATTTGAAAGAGTTATTGATGAAAATGGTTGTTACGCTTTTCATCATTATAAATCTTTAGAATTAGTAGAAGGACCAATTATATCTGCCTATAGAGTGAAATGCATTTTTATGAGTCCTCTCAAAAAAATGCCCGATCCTTCTGGAGCAGCAAGATTGCTTCCATATGGAGTTAAAGTTAGTTATAAAAAAGCTTGGTTGAAATATCCAATTAAATTAAAATCTGAAAATGATTTTAGAGCAGGTATAAAAAAGCCAAAGATTGCCAAAACAGAAGTTTGGCTGGTATATATCGATATGCCAAAATACTTAATAAAAAATATTACTAGTGGTAGTAAAGAAATCATGGATAAAGAAATGGATATGAATGATATAGACGATGCATATGAAGAGGGGCTGGACTCTTATCGCGGAATAAAACAAGGAGAGCAAAAGCAAGAAGAAGAACATCCAGGATTTTAAATATGAAGAAATTGACTTTAAAAGAATTCATTGATAAAGCAAATATAGTTCATAATTTTAAATATGATTACATTAATAGCATATATATAAACAGTCGCTCAAAAATTATAATAAATTGCAAAATATGTAAAGTAAAATTTGCTCAAAATTCAAACAAACATTTGAGTGGAAAAGGTTGCCCTGCTTGTGGAGGAACTAAAAAAATTACCACAAAAGAATTCATTGATAAAGCAAATATAGTTCATAATTTTAAATATGATTACAGCAAATCCATATATGCAAATAATCATACCAAAATCATAATAATTTGCAAAAAATGTCATAATGAATTTACTCAAACTCCTAATAGCCATTTAGCAGGATATGGTTGCAAAAATTGTTTTTTCTATTCTTTAACATATAATATTGCTGAATTCATTGATAAAGCAAATATAGTTCATAATTTTAAATATGATTACAGCAAATCCATATATGCAAATAATCATACCAAAATCATAATAATTTGCAAAAAATGTCATAATGAATTTACTCAAACTCCCCACAATCATTTAGCAGCAAAAGGATGCGCACAATGCTGTGAATCAAAAGGAGAAAAAATAATTAGAAAATATTTACTTGAAAATAACATTAATTTTGAAAACCAATTTAAAATTTCAAAATGTAAAAATAAAAGAATGCTATCATTTGATTTTTCAATTTTTGAAGCAGAAAAATTAATTGGATTGATAGAATTTCAAGGAATGCAACATTATAAATCTATTAAAAGCTGGGATGGCGAAAAAGGATTTATTCAAAGAAAATTTAGAGACTCTATAAAATCCAATTTTTGCAGAGAAAACAATATTCCTCTACTTATTATTCCATATTGGAATAAAAATAATATAGAAGAAATATTAAATAATTTTATCATAAATATTAATAGGTGCAAATATGACGAAACTATTTGAAGGATTTGAAGTAAGTGATTTGGTAAATGTATTGGAACCAAAAATTCATATAGACGAATTCAACTCAAAAATGGGAAAAGACGATGATATAATTGTTCTGTCTTTTTTGATTAATGACAAACAAGCAAGTATCGATTTTATTGATTTTATAGAAAGAGGATATAATTTCGTGCTGGACTGTGATATATCAGATAGCGAATTAAAGCCAGGTAGTTATTTAGTTTTCGTAGAATTATTAAGAAGACGACGAGTTATTGATCAAATTTTTCAGTTGCTTTCTGATTTATCTGCTGCAAGTCAACTAAATATAAACGATTGGAAGTTTCGTTATATGAATTCAGAAAATTACTATCCAGTGACTGCCAAAGAAATGAAACTACATATTCCGTTATATCCAAGAGCTTACAATGAAAAATATAATAAGCCAATTGAAGATGTAAAACAACTTGCAGGTCTTCAAACTGAAAATTATTATTATAAAGATTCATTAATTGAACAATTACAATTTAATGCAGGTGTACACAATGTCAATAAAAACAGTAATCTCTAATTTATTTTCATCAAAATCTACGAGTCAACCAGTTCCTGAGATAAATAAAACTGAACCAATTACATTGGCAGCGCAGCCAATAATTACTAACACGTTAACCCTTCAGAAGGAGTCTATTAATATGTCAATCATTAAAGATATAGAATCATTTGCAAGCAAGTTTGAAGCTGAATTTACCAAGTTATGGGGCAAAGCTCCAACCCTTTCAACAATTGCATTAACAACCATAAAATTTGCTGCTCCATTAATTGAATCTGTTGTTGGTATTGAAGCTGGAGCAGGTGCAAGCACAGAAGTAACAGAAATATTAGATGATGTTGAGCACAGTCTTGTTGCTGCTGCTGGATTAGTAACAGCAGTAGGTCCAACTGTTTCTGTTACAAATCTAATTACTGGTATTTCCAACGATTTGACTGCACTTTTGGCTGCTGGACATGTAACTAACTCCACCAGTGTTTCAAATATTACTCTTGTAGTTAAAGAATTGGCTGCATTGCTTGGATCACTTCCAGCACCAGCGCCAGTGTCAACTGTTCCAGTTGTAGCAACTGTAGCAACTGTTTAATTTTTATTAAACCAAAAAACCACTTGTAATTATTACAAGTGGTTTTTTATTTCCTTTCTTCTTTGCATAAATATATCCAGTAGAGGTCAATGATGTTAGAAAATAATATTTTGTTGTATTCAAAAATTGCTGCTTTTATAAGCCTGTTTCTGTTTTTTATTTCAATGAGCGTATTGGTTTGGAGTGGTCTTAAACTTCCCAATCAAATATCATCATTAATGTCTCAAACACAAACTGATTTAGTCCAAACTCATATTCTATTGAACAATTTAAATGATACTATTACTAGAACTAACCTTACATTAGATTCTGTTAATAGACAGTGCGGGGTTTCTGAAAAACCATGCGGAACTTTAGCTGATATAAATAAAACACTGGGAACTATTCGCGGAACATTTGGTCAAATTGAAATCGCTGCAAATCATGAAGATAAAAATCTTTATACACTAGATTCGCAAGAAACACAAATATTTAAAGATTCTCATCAATTAATTATCAACGGAAATACATCTTTATTCGCATTAACTTCTACATTAAATACATTTAATAATGCTGAGAAGAATTTACCTGCGTTATTTAACGTTACTACTGGAACTATTACTGATTTGGATGGAGCAGTAAAACGAATAAACAATAAATTAGATGATTCAAGGTTTGAATCTATTACTACTCATTTGGATAATATATCTGCTCATGTAGATGGAATGACTGCTGATACTCAATATAAAATGCATCAATTATTTCATCCAGATAAAGTTAAATTAACTTTCTGGTCTGGAACAGATGCTACGCTAATGTATATTCACTCTCACATTTTGCCACCATTATTTTAATAACCATATTTAACTTAAATAATTAAATTTAATCATAGAGGAAATGATGGACATAACAGCAGGAATTGATTTGATAAAAGAATTTGAAGGATGTAGATTAACTGAATATCAAGATATTGCTGGAGTTTTAACAATTGGTTGGGGACACAAGATTTTATCCAATGAAAATTTTTCCGATGGAATAACTCAAGCTCAAGCTGATATTATTTTAAACTCTGATTTGATAGTAATCAAAAAATACTTAGAATCTATACCAAACTTAACTGACAACCAAGCATCCGCTTTGGCTGATTTTGGATACAATCTTGGGTTGGGAAGTTTAAAAACGATGGTTTTACATGGATTAAATAACGTCCAATCTCAAATTCTTCGTTGGAATAAAGCAGGAGGAGTGGTTGCTCCTGGTCTTGCTCGAAGACGACAAGCTGAACTTGCTTTATGGTCTTCATAAAATAAAAAAGAGCTGGTATACCAGCTCTTTTTTAATGAACTAAATACTTTTGAGGAAATCAATGTCCAATAAAAGAATGGGAAGTAAAAGTGCTCCATATATGAGAACAGACAACACTGGCCTTTTTCATAGCCCTGGACCATATATTGCAATTGTAAAGAATAATATAGATCCCAGTCGTGCTGGGAGATTGCAAGTTTATATCCCACAATTTGGAGGAAGCGATGAAAATAATCCATCCAATTGGTTGACTGTTTCTTATGCTTCTCCTTTTGCTGGACAAACACGGCAACGAATTGACGTAAATTCATACGTTGATACCAACATAGACGTAACTAATCAATATGAGAATAGCTTTCAAAGTTATGGATTTTGGTTCGTTCCGCCTGATTTAAATGGTCGAGTGTTGGTTATTTTTGCTAACGGTGATCCATCACAAGGATATTATTTTGCTTGTATTAGAGATTCTATGGATTCACATATGACTCCTGGAATTGGTGCCGTAAAAGCATCAAAAAGTGCAACAGATGGTGGCTATATTTGGCGTCCTACTGGGGCAAATGCTATAGCAACTCATACAATGCTGCAATCTTATATTGAATTAACTCAAAATGGTAAATCTGAGATTCCTTTTAGATTACCAGTAAGCGAACCTGTATTAATAGCTCAAGCAAATTCATCTCCTTCCACCCCGTTGCAAGTTCAAATGGTTCCGCAAGTTTATCAAACAAAACAATTAGGAATGCAAGGACTAGCTTTTGATTTTATTAGAGGGTCCACTAGCGCATCTAGTGTAAGGGAAAATCCTAGTCAAGTATTTGGTATTAGTACTCCAGGTAGATTAATATCTTTTGCTAATGTAGCAACTAGTGCAAGTGTCATTTCACAAATTCAAGAATTTTTAAATTCTAATCAAGTAGAAATAGTTAGTAACAATCAAGAAAATCAAGATTCTTTAACAAAATCTCTTACTTGCACATATAGAACAGGAGGCCATTCATTTGTAATGGATGATGGCACCATCGATGGATTTGATCAAGGGATAAGAATCAGAACAACTTCTGGCAATGAAATTTTGATGGATGATACTAATGGGCAAATTTACATAATTAATAGCCAAGGAACAGCTTGGGTTGAACTTTCTCCTTCTGGGTATATTGACATATTTTCAGCTAATAATTTTTCTATTAGAAGTCAAGGTGATATTAATTTTCATGCTGATAAAAATATCAATATGAATGCAATTGGAAAAATTAAAATTCATAGCGGAGACACGACTCAAATTGATAGCATTGGCTCTTTAACTACCAGATCATCCAGTGATTTTACACTATACAGTACTGATTCAATACAATTAGGGACTTCTGGAACAGTAGCCATAGATTCAAAAGGAGCAGGAAGCATTCAAAGTGGAGATGTATTAAATATTAAAGGAACTAAAATAAATTTGAATAGCGGAAGCGGAAAGAATGTTAAAGATCCTGGAATATTACAGCAAAGTAAACAAATTGATGTTATTCAATCTGATGGAAGTAAAGTATGGTGGTCCAATGGTAAATTTGACTCTATTTGTTCTCGTGCTCCTGCTCATGAACCTTGGCCAAATCATGAGATAAATGGTATCAAAACTACTGCGGCTCAAGGAAATGATTCAGGCCAATCAATAGTTAGACCGCAAACAGGAACTACAAGTTCTGGAGTTCGCGGCACAACAACAGGAAAAACAATAAATGAATCTCAAATTGCTTCCCAGCCAGTAGTTGGAGTTTTATGCGGATTAACTGTTAGACAAACTCAAGCGTTATTGGCGCAAATTGGACAAAATGAAAATAGTGGAAATTATTCTGGTCAAAATTCATTGGGATTTGCTGGAAAATATCAACTTGGAGCAGATGCTCTCATTGATTGTGGGTTAATGAAACAAGGAAGTCATTCGTCTGGAACTAATTTAACAGCAATAAATAATCCAGCTAATTGGACCGGAAATCCATGCAGTAGTGTTTCTGATTTCTTAAATAATCCATCTATTCAAGAACAAGCAATAATGTTATATACAAAAAAGCATTGCATATCATTACAAAAGGCAAAAGTTATAACTTCAGCATCTACACCAGAAGAAATTGGGGGTTATTTAATGGCTGCTCATTTAGTGGGAGTTGGAGGAGCAATCAAGTTATTTCAAATTCAAAATAATTTACAATCGTCGTCATCTGCTTTAACTAAAGATGCAAATGGAACAACAAGTAATTACTATTTTGCTCAAGGCTCAAATGCAGTTGCTTTGGGAAGCAGTTCAGAAAAAGCATAAATGGGAATGCATCCAAATAATGCTTGCCTGCTCTATCACATCTGGCTGCTCAAGAAATATGGAATCATAATGCTATAAAATCAAATAAAAATGGAATTGAATTAATAACTATTTGGGAAATAGATTGGAACAAAAATAAAGAGCAAATCAAACAAGACTTGCTCTGTAAATTAAAATAATATTTTATTCATTAAAATTAAACGAAGTATATCCATTTTCTTTTGTAACAGTTAATACACTATTACACTTACTTATCAATTCATCTTTATGACTAATAATCCAAACATCTCTGTTTTGCTGTCTAGACATATCTCTTAATAGTTTAATGGCTGATTCTGTTCCTGAAACATCAATGCCAGCATCAATCATTTCATCCAATCCCAAAAGATTAATTTTTTGATATAAGCTTTCGTGAACATCTCTGAAAGCAAATGATAGTCCCAATTGAAGTCTCGCCATTTCTCCGCGAGATAAATTTCCAGGGCTCAATTCTCTTCCCAATTCACTTATATTAACATCTAAATCATTTTGAAATATTACTGTATGCGGAAGTCCCAATGCTGTTAGATAATAATCCAATCGAATATTTAAATAACTAAGATTTTGTTCAATAATCTTCTTTCTAATAAATGAGTCTTTATTAGTCAATAACTTCATTAAAAATTCTTGATGGTCAACCAAACTTGAAAAAGCATTCATTGTAGATAAATCAATTGTTTCAATCGCAGTATTTTGCATTTCTGAAATCTGATCTTTATATGGGTCGATTTCATTATATTTTTGCTCATACTGTTGAATCAAAAGATTTAATTTATTTTTATGTTCATAAACGTCAGATAGTGCATTATATACTTTTTCTTTTGGTTTAATAACATTGGGAATTATACTAAAAGAAGCCAACACTTCATTTATTTTATCATACCATTGTTGAATATCTTTTTCGGTTTGATTATATTCTTTTTTTATCTTTAATAATAATTCTTTATGCACATCATCATGAATTTTTTGATGGCACGTTTGGCAACATTGATTTTCTAAACTAAGCAAATCGTCATTTAACTTCATTAAAATTTTATTTTCTTTATTTAATGAAGTTTCATAATGTTTTTTCTGTTGTTCCAATTGCTCTTTATTAGCAGCAGCAGTGTTATACTCATCCCAACTTGAATGAATTTTTATTTCTTCTTCAATGTCAATTTTAGAAAGGAAATCAATAGATTTCTCCAATTTAATTAATTCTTCATTTTTAGAACGCTCCCACAACTTCTGCCTTCTAATTAAACTATTAATCTGATCTTGTATTCTCTTGTTGGCTTCTTGGACGCTTTTAATACGAATATCTTCTTTTAACACATCTTCTTTTGCAATTTTAATTTCTTCTTTTAATTTTTCAGCTTTTTCGCTGAGTAAAGTAATTCCCAACAACTGTTCAATAATGGTTCTTTGGTCACTAACTTTTTGAAATAAGAAAGGCGTTGTATAAGTATTTAATGCAACAATTTGACAAAACATATCATGGCTCATATTCAAAATTGTTTCAATTTCTTTTTGAGTTTCCCGACTATCTCCTTGTGATGTATCGTTCAAATCTAAAGCAATATCTTTTTCTTCTTTCTTAATTCCATTTTCAAAAAATTCAAATACTCTTGGTTTTAAGCCTCGATTAATTATATATTCTTTGCCATCAGATTCAAATTCAATGGTGACTAACATATTTTTACCATTGGTTTTATTAATGAGATGTTCTTTCTTAATATTGGAAATGGGCCATGAAAATAATGCGTAACTCAATCCATTCATTATAGTAGTATTATGAGTTACAACAAAATTATCAGTAACATATAAATGCTCTGGATCATCAACCATGATGCACTGACATTCTTTTTTGCCAATAAATTCAATACTTTTTATTTGTGATCGCAACTGTGTTTCATATTGATATTTTTTTGATAATCTTTCTCTTTTTCTGGGTAGAGATACGATGTTACGCATATTATAATATCTAATATTTACATTATAGGAATCTTTACAAGGAACACGTTTTCCTTTATAACTATATGTTTTATTTTTTTTATGAAAAATTCTAGCTAACCCTCCAATACTACGAACAATATATGTAATATCATTTGCTAGTTGTCTGCTTGTTGTGCAAATAGAGAAGCCTCCATTTTTTCCAATATAACCATTAGTGTCCATTAATCCAGCAAGTAATTCTTCTTTTTGCCTTACACTAGAAGATTTATAAATTTCTGGTATAAATTTAGTATCACTATGCGTTCCGCATAAATTCAATTGTTTTATAATTCTATTAAATTTATTTGGATTTTTTAAAACGTTACTTTCATAATTATTATTACTAACAACTCTATAATCATATAAATTAGTCGAATTACCTTTATAACTTAACGAACAATTAAATTCAGAATTTAATTTTTCATTCATTTTATTTTTCATAAATTCATCAGCAGTAGTAAAAGTAACACTAGATGATACTGATAATCCTGCATAACCTAAAGTAGCTCCTAATAACCATGGATCGATAGGTAAGCATATATCCGATATATTTTCTGGTTTAATTAATGGTGTGTAAATATAAGCTGAAGGATTTTTATTTTCATATTTTTTTAAATGTTCTATAATTTCGCCTGTAGTTAAAATACTTTCTTTATTAATATATTTTTTTGATGTAAATTTATGGCTATAAGTTTTCCATAAATGATCATATGAAGCCTCAACTGTTCTTCCATCAACAAAAGTAATAAGATAAGTATCAAGCATCCCTTGACCATAAATACCTGTTACTTTAGCTTGTTTACCTTTTGGTGTTATAATCAAATCATTTAAACATAAATCTCCCATTTTTTTCCAACCAGATTTTGTTAAAATATTAGATGTCAATGGTTGCGCCTTGCCGCATCCATTACGGCTTCCAGAATCTTCTCCACCCATATCTAAATTTTCTCCAAGAACCAATACTAACTCTTCTCGATTAAAATTTAATGTTTGCGGTGCATTGCCAATACTTAGAAAATTTCGTAATGTCAAATTTTTAACTATTATTGCCATTATTCCTCATTATCTTTTTCTTGAAAAGGTAACCATTCCAGCGGAAATATAACATTTTCAGATGCTCCTCTAAACATTGGAGCAATTTGAAAATGACTATATCCAGCCAATCCAGTACCAACCGCAGTCAATATAAAAGTATCTTCTGAATGATTTCTTGCATACTCTAAAAATATTGTAACATATTCTTTTATCTTATTCAACGGTAATGTTTTTATATATCTGTCTTTTGTTGGAATCGCATATGATCCACCATCAATTCCAACTCCTTGAATTCCATGTCCACAAAATTGAATTGCTCCCCAATTTTTACGGGCTTCCAACGCAGCGCCTTTGCCATTTATTCCAGCTTCATTGCTTCCGTAAACAAAAACGTTCATTATATTACTCCTTTAAATCCCACGATATATTTCAAGTAACAAACTATTATCAAAAAACTGAGATTCTATAGCACCAAGTTGTGACTGAACAATTGTATCAACTGACTGAAAAGCTACATTACCTCCATGCGCCAAGTCTTCTGAAAAAGTACTTTTTTTCATTGATATTAATGACATTTCTCTTAACGAATATTCATCTACTAAAGTTTCTTTCAAATATGCAGCTTCTTCATATGACACTTCTGAATCTAACATTAATTTTATATAACCATTGATTGGTAAATATAATGATGGATCAACAACCAATTGGCTAATTTTAACTATTCTGTATTTTGGAGCTTTCGGCCAAGAAATATATTTCGGAGTTCCTCCATATGGCAAAATCATCATTCCTCGATCATCATCTCCAGAATCCCCAAAATTATGAGGGAATGCATTTCCTACATAATGAATATTATTCTGCTGCTGTCTCATATGAAAATGGCCAGAATAAACTTCTTCAATTTGTTTTAACTGATCAATTTTTATATCTCCAACATCTGGCATCGGCACTCGACTGTTCATCATAAATCCAGGTAATTCCAAATGTCCAAATATATATTTTGATCTAATATTTTCTATTTTAGAAAAATCTTGCTCATTTAGCCAAGGTAGAAAAGTAACATCATTTTCAGTATATATATCATTAACAATTTCAATATTCGGAATATGTTCTGCCCAAGCAATACTATGAATGGTTCTATTGGATTTATAGTAATTATCATGATTGCCAGTAAGAACAATTACTCTATCAAAAGCATCACTGAGCAATCTTAATATTTGTAATCCATAATTTAACGAAATTAAATTTACATTATTTCTATTATTAAAAAAATCTCCCAAAAATATACAAATATCACAGTTTTCTTCGCTAGATTTTTGTATGAACCATTCAACAAAATTTTTACAATCTTCCAAATGAACAAGACTGTTTGTTTTTAGTCCAATATGCAAGTCAGTAAAAATTGCTGCTTTTTTAAATAAATTGGTCATACTTCGATGATAAGTCCTTTGTAATGTTTTGTCAAGATAAATAATGTCAGTCACGATGTTAGCCCATCCACTGACTCTAATCATTCATGGAGGAACAATCAGCTTATGCGTATTTATACAACTACTGATTTCATATTATCGTCTATTTCTAAACATAATAATGAATTGCTTTCTTATGAAAAAACTATTTTCACTAGTAAAAACTCCAAAGTAATTATTACTTGCAAACTTCACGGCGATTTTGAGCAAATAGCAAAAATTCATTTGAAGGGGCATAGTTGCCCTCAGTGCGGCCATAATTATCGAGCCAATTTAAATAGATTAACCACTGAACATTTTATTAATGATGCTAATAAAATTCATAATTTTTTCTTTTCATATGATAATTCTTTTTATATTGGTAGAAATCGCAAAATAACTATTACTTGTCCCTTTCATGGTGAGTTTAATCAAATGGCAGGAAATCATTTAAATGGCTTTGGGTGTCCCAGTTGTTCTGGTTGCAAAAAATTAACAACTGAAGAATTTGTAAGAAAAGCCAATATTAAACATAATTTTAAATTTGATTATAGCAAGTCAATTTATATAGGTGCTCATTCAAAAGTTATTATAAGTTGCCCAGAACATGGTGAGTTTACTCAGAAACCAAATTGTCATTTATCTGGCGCTGGCTGTCCTGTGTGTAAAGAATCAAAAGGAGAACGAGAAATTCGCATAAATCTTAAAGAATTAAAAATGAATTTCAAATACCAATACTCTTTTAAAAATTGCAAAAATATAAAACCACTGCCATTTGATTTTGCATTATTTAATAATAAAAAATTAATTGGTCTAATAGAATATCAAGGTATACAGCATTATAAAGTAGGTTCTTTTGGTAGTAAATCAAAATCAATAGAAGATAAAATTAAAGATTTATATGAAATTCAATCTAGAGACTTAATTAAACTAAATTATTGCAAAACAAATAAAATTCCTCTTTTAATTATTCCTTATTGGAATCTGAGTAATATCAAAAATATTTTGTCTAATTATTCATATCCACCATCATAGCTATTAATATCTTTATTTGTGCGCGAATAGCTGGGATTCATAGAATTTTTTATAAGCAGATCATCTCGTATCTGCTGATTTTTCTTTTCAATATTTAGTATTCGTAAGAAAGAGTTATGACATATAGATGTAAAAAATGCAAAAGGATTGGCTGATTTTGATTCATCGAACTGAAGGGCTACTTGGCAAAGTTGCATTACTGCCTGACCTTTAAATTCTTCAACATAAGAATAATTTCTCCAGTTTCCTTTACTCGCATATTTGTCTGTTAATTTCATAATCATTCTTGCCAAAGTATCTGTAAAATATCCGTGAGTCTTGCAAAATTGTCCATTATCCAAATCTCCAATCCAATGACTTTTAGCAACTACACGCAAAATATTATTTTCATCAAATCTATAATTGTAAAACGGAGGGAAATTAATTCTAATATGGTCAGCTTTTAAATTACTCAGCGGCACAATATTTAAACTTTCCAAATCATCATCTTCATCTTCTAAAACAAAATCATCATTGTCAATTACACTATCAAAAAATCTATCTATACTTTTTCCTGGAACAATTTCAGCCAACATCTTTTCTGATTTAGAAATTTTCGGAGGAAGCATTGGTATGTGTTCCCAAGTCATAATTCTAAAAACTAAATTAGTTGTTGGTAAGTTGTCTATATTTACTTTTTCTCCAGTTTCTCTTAAAATTCTGGCTACTTTGTTTTGCTTTGCTAAAATAATATTTTGATAATTTATTTCTTTAGTGTCAAATAATATTATATCATATTGGTGATCAGTTTCTTTGTTTAGAAATGAACAAAACGTATTCTTTGAAAGATGAATTTCTTTCATTATATCTCTATTATTTAAATAATTCTGTTTGATGGTGTCCCCCGAAAATCTATTTAATTTTTAAATTATTTGCCAATTCGTTATATATATTTTCAATTTCTTCTTTAGAAAGTTCTGGCTGATTATTCTTTTTTAATCTTTTATTATACCGGTCAATTATTTTTTGTGGGATATACTATATTCTTTTTTCAATTCTTCCAATTTTTCCGGTGCCAACGGAAAGTTACCTAATGTGCTTGCTACCATTCCTTCCATATTTTGTATTTTCGCTATGTTATATAGCCTTCTATTTCTCATAATTGTTCCTCATTTTGTTGCATAAATACTTATATAATAAGTATATATTTTCTATAGAAGGAGGTCAAGAAAAAAATGAGTATTAATTCCAGCGCATCATTTACTGACCCATCTTCTTTACGACTCGATAGTTTAAATATGTCATCTGTTAATAAAATTGCACCCACAGTTACTTATTCTGGAAATAGTTTAAATGATAAAAGAGTTCGTATCAGTATGTTTCCAAATAGTCCGAAAATTTTTTATAATGATCCAAAAAATAATCTATTAAATATTTTGGCAGCAACAGGTGGTCTTGTATTTCCATTTCAACCAAAAGTTGATATTTCTTATTCTGCCAACTATGATAGTACAGAAGTAGTTCATAGTAATTTTGCATTCAAATCTTATAAAAATAGTGAAATGAAAGCAATTGATTTATCATGCAATTTTCCAGTTAGAACTCCTTACGAAGGGCAATATGTTATTGCTGCTATACATTTTTTGAGATGTTTAACTATGATGTTTACTGGAAATGATTCAGGTGACTCATTGGGAGTTTATAACTTAGGAGGTTCACCGCCATTAGTTGTAAGTCTTTCTGGAATGGGATTTGCAGGATTAGATAATATTCCTGTAGGCGTAACCAATATAACTGCTTCATATCCTGATAATGTTGATTATTTAACAATTGCAATTCCAGGGTTAAATGGAGAACTAACTAAAATTCCAGCCCAAATGA